TTACTTGCCATTGATGCTTCTCAGCCGTGCATATTCTGCATCAGCCGCGATGGCCTCCTTGGTGAAGGAGTTGTTCTTCCACCACGACACCAGTGCTGCGGCCACGGTCAGAGAGGTTGTCACCAGCTGGTTGAGGGTCTCGCTCTCGATGGGCAGCGGGCTCTTGCCGAGGGCACACAGCACCTGGTTCAGCAGCGCCAGCAGCAGGCAGGCAGTACGGGCGATGGTGCCCGCAGAGATCTTGAAATTCATAGTCTTATCCCCTTTCGTGTTCATGTTCGTGTGTTTCGATGTCGGTCATTCTGTGGTTCAGCACCTGAATGTCCCTCTGGATGACCGGGATCTTCTCCGCAAAGCCGTTGTGCTTGCGGACTTCCCGTGTCAGCTCCTCAATTTTGTACTCCATCACGGCATTGGACCGCGAGTTCGCGATCAGCACGCCGATCAGGGTCACAACGCCGCTGAGGATGGCGGCAATGACGGTCTCCATCGGCGCTCACCCCTTCCACCGGCTTTTCTCTTTGCGCACGTCCACATGCACCCAGCCGTTGGCTCTGCCGAGGCCGGGCGGGTAGATGCCGCAGCCGCCGGCATTGCCCAGCAGCTTGTCCGCATAAGCATACACGTTCTCCACGCTGATGCCCTGCACCCGAATGTCCGCTGCCTTGCCGTAACAGTGCTGACTGTAGGTCGCCCCGCCAACGGCCTTGTTGTGGCTCGCCGTGCGGAATGCGCTCGTAATGGTCACAGGCTTCGCGAAGTGCACTCGGACCTTCTCCAGAATATCAACGAGTTCCGTGTCGATGAACACCGGGTCCGACCCGTCCCGACAATAAAACTCCCGGACCTTGAAGTGTTCCGAGAGCTTCTGGTTGCCGTTTTTCAAAATGGAGTATGCTTCCAGACTCAAAATATCACCCTTTCTTTCAGATTTGGAACGAGCCGTTCACCCGTTTCAGTGTCATGGATGCCGCCAGTGGTTCCAGCCGAAGTGCCGCCGCCTCCGCCTTCGGGAGTGCTGTTGCCGCGATCTGAATATCACCCGTAACCGCATCCATTTTGATTTGCGCCAAAAGCTTGTCCTCGTCCATGGTAACGTAAGTGCTCGTGCAGTCCTCGCCGCCCATGGTCAGGCTCACTTCCAGCGTCGTGTTTTCCTTGTCCTTCACCGCGAGGATGTTCTGGTAGCTTCCACCGTCCACGACAGAGCCCACCGGGTTCGTCTCGGTCACGCCCGTACTCAGCAGCCGGTGGATGGCGTGGGTCTCAAAGGCTCCCACTTCCACCGTGCACTCTGCCTTCACGCCGCCGCACTCAGCCGTGATGACTGCAGTGCCTTTCTTCAGGCCCTTTACGGTCCCGTTTTTCGTGATCTCCACGATTCCTTTCGGCGCAGCCGTCACCGTTACTTTGCGGAAGAAAGTGTTCGTCGGGCCAACGCCTACCAGGAGCTGGAACTCCATCCCCTTCGTCAGCCGAAGCGTCTCCACGTTCATCACAACGGCCCCCACGTTCAGGGTCTTCATGGTCGGGTGCAGGTTGTACTCCAGCGCGATGGTCGAATGGCCCTTGCTGCTCTTGTACTGGCTCACCCAGAGAAGGCCTTCGTAGTAGTGGGCCGGGTTGTCTTCCAGCGCCATGCGTACCCGCTGGCCTTTCAGGGTCTCGCAGATGGTGGTGTAAGCGGTCTCCCAGTCCCAGTTCGGAATATCATTCTCGAGGTAGAACTCGATCTTTCCGGTGCGGTTGTCGAAGGTCGGCTTGCCCGAAACGCTCTGGCTGTAGTCCAGATTTCCGTCCCGTCCGGGTACGGTCACAAACTTTGTGCGCTCGATGGGCGGGCTGATGACCGGCCGCGAGGATGGGATGAGATACCAGTCGTCCCAGGTGTTGATGTAGTCCTCGCCTACATTGATAATAAGAGAATGATACATCCTTAACCTCCGCTGCTCATATACCGGATCGTGGACTGGATCGCCTTCCACGCCTTGCCTGCCGTGCCAAAGGTCGAAGCCTGCAGGGTGGTCAGGTTGGCCGTGTCGCCGAACGTGAATTCTTTTTCCTCCGGTGCATCCAGCGGGATGACCTCTTTCGTGCAGAGGATCCAGTTTTTCAGTCCGTGCACTTCGCTGATGCACCGCACATTCTTGAGGAATCCCAGTCGGTCCACGTCCACTCCGGTGTCCGCGAGGTCTGCGGCGTTGATGGTAATGCTGCCGGTGAACTGATCCGGGTTATATTTTTTCAGTTCCTCCAGACCTTTTGCCCGCAGGGATTCCGGGCTCGACTTCGTGCCGTCCACCGTCATCATGCGCTGGCACAGGCCGTACAGTTCAATGGATTTGTCGTTTCGCACCTCCACCTTGATGGGACTCGTGCTCGAGAAGATCCACCAGCCGCTGGTCGCATAGCCCATCACGATGATGGAGTTCACGATGGTGTTCGACTTCAGATAGTACGAAAGGTCCAGCAGGTTCACGCCGAACTGGATCACTTGCTCCGATTCGTCCGTGACTTCCGCCAGATAGTCGAGATACCGCCGGTAGACCTTCTTTCCGTCTTCCATTTTGACGGTTTTCCGCACCCGCAGAAATCCCCCGTAGTTTCCCACAAGGTTCGAGTCCAAAACGCTCCAGCAGTCGCTGATGGCCTTTGTTTCGGTGGTGTCCTTGTCTGCGTCCGGCTTTACCACGGTTACAGAACCCAAATTGAAGGTTTTTCCTTCGATGGCGAAGTTCGTTCCGTAGTCTCCGTCCGGCGTTACGGCAAGGCGTACCAGTTCTTCGGTGGCATAGGCCCGGTTCTCGATAATGCAGTCCCGGTCCTGCAAATATCCAAGTTCCCCCTCACAGGTCACTTCGATATCCAGATCAAAGTTCTTGTTCAGCTCGGTCACATACCCCATGAAGATCTCCACGCCGTCTTCCTCCACTGAGATCACGGTGGTCTTCAGGGCCAGCTTGTCGTAATAGGGGTTTATCGCCGGGACGGTGAAGACAAAGGAACCGAAGCTGTTCTTTTCCAGCGTCAGTTCCGGCTCCAGAACGATCGGCAGTGTTTCATCGGAAGCATCGTGCAAAGCGTACCGTTCGGTCCAATAGTAGCCGGTTCTGTCCGCATTGCCTGCGATCTTCCCGATGTACACCGCATAGCCCTGCTTGTAGGTCATGCGGAACAGGTAGTGCTTTTCTGCGGTCGCTGCGCCGTCGGTCACCCGCACGGTCAGCTTGTGGTCCACGCCGTACTCGCCCAGCGGCAGCAGTGCGCTCCCGACCCACACCGTGTTGTTGGTCTCCCCGTCCACGGGCGTGTAGGTCCGCAGTACCGTCTTGCCGTCCAGCAGTTCGGTCACGGTCATCTCGTCGCCGTCCTCGTCGTGTACGCTGTATGCCACCCGGAAGTCGTTGTGCTTCGTGTGCACCTGTTCCGTCCCGAAGTAGTAGCTGCTGATTTCCGGGACGTGGTTTCCCCGCAGGATGCCGTCCTCGCCGACGCCAGCCGTGTCGTACAGTACGATGCAGGGCAGGACATATGCCGCCTCGTGTCCGTGATGTTTGCTGCTGGTATCGTAGAGACGGTTGTTGCGGATCGTCGCGATGTAGACCGCGCCGTACTTGTCACCGTCCTGCACATACGTGTTGCTGTCGGGGTCCAGCTTCGTGTCGTAGTCATCGGTCGTTGAGCGCAGCAGCAGGGACACGTCGTTTCCAACGCTGCTCACCAGTGCATTCACCACCGTGGCGTTGAGCAGGTCGCCGTCCGAATAGGACCACGACGCCAGATCGCCTCTCGAGAGGATGAAAAAGCGGTGCGACTTTGTCGAAGTCACCGTGCTTCCGTTCGGCGAATACTTGATCCGCACCGGCTTGCAGGCCGCAAGGGTCAGCGCATCGAATACACCCTGGTAGTAGTTTTCCAGCACATCCGGGATCTTCGAGTCCGTGTCGTACTTCGCATATTCCGGCAGCTCGTAACTGCTGCTGTTGGAGTTTTTCCACTCGTAGGAGCCCAGCACCCCCGCCCGGATCAGCATCGTGTGTCCGCCGCCGTTCACATCGCTCTGGTAGTTGTGCTTCGCCACGATGTAGTTCACTTTGCTGCCGCGCTCCAGCATCGGCACGATGGTTCCTTCGGCAAGGTTTCCAAGGCTTGTTTTCATGTCACGTCACCTCACCTTCGCCGCCACACGTCTGCCCATCTCGCTGTCGATGTAGCCGATGGTCTTGCGCCCGTTGATGTTCACGCTCATGCCCTTGATGCTCTGGGCCACGCCGTCCATGTGGGCCCCCAGAGCGCTGATGGCATTCAGGGTCTCCGCATTCGATGCCTGCTTCAATCCATTTTGAATTTCAGCCTGCGCCTCGATCTGGGCGGCCATCTTCCGGCTCACATCGTCGTCCAGAGTCATGGCTTTCGTGGTGGCTTCAAAGGCTCCTGTAGCCTCGTCCGCGCTCTCGATCACGTTCGAAAGGTCCACCACCGGCGTGATCTGGGGCGTGTACTCGTAGTCATCCCCCATGACCCGGTCGATGGTCGAAAGGGCTCCCCGTGCAATGTCCACAGCGTTCTCGGTCATGTCGGTCACGGCGTTGTCCACATCGTCAAAGCCGTCTTCCACGCCGTCCGCAAAGTCCTTGTTCAGGTCCTTGCCCACGTCGTAGATGCCGCTGCCCTGGCTCTGCTTTTTCTTGTTGGCGTACCATGCAATGCCGCCGATGACCGCCGCGATGGCTCCCACGATGAGGAATACCCACCAGAATTCGGAGAGGAAGCTCATCAGCACACCGCCCACGTTGCTCAGTACGGTGCCAATGCTGCCCAGCGTTTCGACCACGCCGCCGCTTCCCTGCGCCATCTTGCCGATCTCGCCCATGGCCTGTCCGATCACCTCGGTCAGCTGCCCCGAGCCATTTTGAATTCCGGGCAGGATGTCTTCGGCAAACAGCTTTGCCACCCATTCCCGGGCCTTTGCTCCCGCATCGCTGAAGGCAAGGTCCATGCTGAATGCAAAGGCCGAAGCCACCGCTCCGCCCCAGTCGCCCTGCAAGGCGCTGGAGATGGCCGAGATGAATTCGGTCTCCATCTGGATGCCTTCGTCGCTGGACATCCAGCCAAATGCGTCACTGAAGGTCTGCTTCATGCCTTCCGACATGCCTGCGGATACCTTCGTCATCACGGTCTGGAACGCCTTGCTCACTTCGCCCCAGTGGTCCTGGATCGAGTTTGCAAAGATCAGCATGGCCCGCTTGCCCGTGTCTTCCATGTTCAGCGCATCGGCCAGGTTGGACGCGAACCCGATGAACGAGCTTTTCGAGGAGAGAATCTCCGACTGCTTGCTGTCGTAGGTGTCTGTTCCCGGGGTCAGCTCCGCCAGTTCTGCCTGCAGCTTGTTCGTCTGCTGCATCTGGTAGTTCAGGTTCTTCAGGGCGGTCACCGTGGAAAGGATGGCGCTGGTCGTTCCCTGGAAGCGCGCTTTCCGGGCTTCCTCGCTGTCCTTGCCGTACTGCTCCACCGCCTGCTCGTAAGCGCTTTCCCGTTCGCTCAGGCTGCCGTCATCGTAGGCCGTCGAAAGGATGTCCATCCGGGTCTGCATCCGGCTCTGTGCACTCGAGATCGCGTCGATCTGCGCTTCGATCAGCTTCAGTTCCTGGTTCGCAATGTCCGCCTGCAGCTTGGCCGCTTCGGTCTGGGCGTCCAGCAGGTCGTTGTAGGCTTCCAGCGTCCGCAGGTCCTGTTCGCCGTACTGCGCCTTGAGGGTGTCGTACTGCTCCTGGGCGTTGGCAAGCTTCTTCTGCTTGACCTCAAGTTCGGCCGTCATGTACTCGGTTTCCCGGTTCAGCTTGTCGGTCTTCGTGGCGGTCTTGTCGTTCTCCGCCGTCCACAGGCTGTACTCTTTCTCCAGTGTGCTCAGGTTCGTGTCGTAGCGCTTGGCCACGTCTTCGAACAGGTTCATGTACTGTTCGGCTTTCAGCTTTGCAAGGCTCGTTTTCTCGCTCAGCAGGTCCGCGTACGCCTGCCGGGTTTCGGTCTTGTCCTTGCCCCATTTTGAATAAAGCTCGTCGTACTTTGCCTGTGCAATGGTCACTCGGTCGGTCTGGTTCGCGATCTCCGCCGCAGCGTTCTCCGTCTTCTTCGCCAGCAGCGTGTCGGTGTCAGCCGAATACTGGTTCTCGGTCTGCCACAGCTCATACTCGCTGTCCATGGCTTCCCGCAGGGCCTTGTTGGCCTCCAGCCGGGTCTTGTACTTCTCGGTGATCTGCTGGGCCACGGTCTTCTTGGTTTTGCTTTTCGTGGTTGTTCCTGTAGGATTTTCATCGGTGTTTCCACTATCGCCATCCGGGTTCACCAAAGAGCCCCAGAATTTGCTCCAGTCAATATCATCCGCTTGCTTGCCCTCTGCCGTATAGGCTGCTCTGAGTTCTTCCTGAAGCTGCGCACGGTATTCAGGGCTCAGCACCATGTTTTCGAGTTCTTTTTCGATTTCGGCAGAGGTGCGCTGTGTAGTTGTTCCGGTAGACTGCGCACCGCTTAACCCGAGACCACTTCGGAAAGCATTATGTGCCCTTACACCAAGGTTTTCCATGAAGGAGCAGAGATTATCCGCCTTATTCGCTACACCCTCGCCGATATCGCTTACAAAGAACTGCCCGTCTTTAATGCCGACACTTGTGCTTGCCTGAAGACCCAATTCATTGTCAAAAGCGTTGTTCATTCCATTAGCGAGAGCCGCCATCGCAGATTTTGCGGCGTCGGTATTATTGCCAAGGCCTTGAATCAACCCGTCAACAATATAACCTGCATCTTCCGCAGCAAGTTTCGAAGGCGAATGAATCCCCCAGAATACTTTAAATGCTGTTTGTGCCGCTTTTGCTAATCCGACGATTCCTGTTGCCGGCAAATCCGCGCCCTCTGCAATGCCTTCAGCGTATCCGGCTGCAACATTTTTGCCGCTTTCCTTTGCGGCATCAACTGCATTATTCACGCCAAAGGGATCTTTGATTTTCTCCCAAAGCCACTTGCCCAGATCCGTAAGCTTCGAACCGATATACGAGAACACATTTCCAAAAACTGTGTCGATCGTTTCAAGAATTCGAGGCGTGCAGGCGATCAAAACATCACAAAGCGCATAGATCAGCACTTCGACCGTAGCTTCAATTTTCGGCATACAGGTAATCAGAACGTCGCAAAGCGCTGTGATGAGTTCAATCAGCGCATCTCCGATCGCGGGCGCAGCCTCTGCGATCGCATTACATACCGCCACAACGATTTCTGCAATCGCTGTCGCAATGCTTCCAACTGCAGTGCCAAGCCCCGCGATGACACCTGCAATGAATACTCCGACAGCTGCACCCAATGTTCCAAGTGCCCCAACGAGCACGTCCATTTTGACTGGCATCAGGCTAACCGCAGCCATCGCCCCAAGCAGCAGTGCAAAACTTCCTGCCAAAAGGCTCAAGGCCAGCGAAACACCGATAACGATCGGTCCGATAAGCGATAGCCCTCCTACTGCAATCGCAAAGATTCCCATCGCGCCGCCGAGCGCCAGCAGCCCATGCCCGATTTCCTCAAGCGACATTTCACTGAAGGTCTTCAGCGGTGGGACCAGTGCATTCAACGCGGCTGCCATGATGAGGAAGGATGCCGCACTGGCAAGTGAACCCTTTACAAACGTCAGTGCAATGCCCATTTCGATCAATCCGCCGCCAAGGGCTGCCAAAGCGGCCCCGATTTGCTCAAGCGACATACCGCCAAGATTCGCCATTGCATTCGAGAGGATAAGCAATCCGCCCGAAAGAATTGTCATCGCGACAGCGGTCGAGAGAATATGATCGGCAAAAGACGACAGAAAACTGAATGCCGCAATTTCAGCCAGCAAACCGCCAACGGCAGCCAGCCCTCTCCCGATTTGTTTCAATGACATCTTGCTGAAGGCTGTTACAGATTTTTCCAGCACGGCAAGAGCTGCTGCCAAAATCAGGATTCCTGCGGCTTTTCCAACCGAAAGTTCGCTGAATTTGCTCAGTGCGGAAAACGCAGCAACTTCTGCCAGCAATCCGCCGACAGCAACCAATCCTTTTACGATTTCGTCCCACTCAAGGCTGCCTAGTTGTTCGATAGCGCCAGCTAGGACACGAACTGCGGCTGCCATGACGAGCATGCTCATCGCATGCTTTGCACCATCAGGAGCCCATTTTGAAATTGCGATCTGCGCAGCGACCAGTTCGGCCATTACGGCTCCGAGAGCGATCACCGAACTGACCAGTTTTTCCGAATCAATGTCCGCGATCTTTTTCAGTGCAGATGAAAGAATCAGCACACCAGCCGCCATAACGACCATGGAGCTTGTTCCCTTGCCCACTTTTTTGGTCTTTTTCGTGATCTCGTCATAAATCGCAAGGGCAGCCAGAAGTTCAATAAACAGCGAGATCATTGCAGCAACGGATGCTGCCAGTCTCTCCGGCTTTACCATCGAGAGCACAACCAGCGATCCTGCCAGAATTGCGACTGCCGTTGCAATCGTCTTGAGCGTTTCGGCATTCTTGTTGTTTTTCCATGCTGCAATGGCTTCACCCAGTTTGTTAAGCAGTTCGGTCACACCGCCAACCGTATCTTTGATCGTGGAGCCGATATCTTTGAAAGCAGCAAGGAAGCCCTTGATACCCGCAACAAGACCGGCAATCATTCCGGCATTCGCAAAACCCCAGACAGCATTCTTGTTCAGGTTACCGAAAGCGCCTGCCGCACCACTGCCCAGTTCTTCAAAGATTTCACCGATCTTGTCAGCCAGCCATTTCAGCTTCGGTGTGATGAAAGAGATAAAACTTTCAAACCATGTGCCAACAGCCTTGATCGGGTCAAACACGACGGAAGTCTTCGTTCCAAGCTCTATGATCCAGTCAATGACCTTCTGGATTCCTCCGGCCACCTTATCCAGAATATAGCTCAGCGTGCTCAGGACTTCGCTGAAGGTTCCCGTGATGTTGGAACTCTGCTCAAGTTTTACAAAGTAGTCGCCAATGTTGGCGGCCAGCGTCAGCAGACTGTTTCCAACCGGAGACAACGATGTAAATACGGTAGCAATTCCGCTTCCGACGCCTTTAAGAAAACTCAGCCCCATCTTGATGACCGATAAAAATCCTGCGAAGGCGCGCTGTACTTTGTCCGCAGTGTCTTCGCTCAGCTGAAGTTTCCCGGTAAATTCATCAAAAGCAGTCAGAGCTTTGTAAATGCCTTCGGATGTCGGACCGAGAATATCATTGAAAGCATCTTTCATAGGCTGGAGCGCCGCAGAAATATCATTCAGAACATTCAGGATTCCGTTGAACAGATGCTCTCGCCCAGAAGTCTGGGTCATCTTGTCCGCGAAATCAGAAATCGAGAGCGTTCCGTCGTCCACTTTTTCAAAGAACTTCGTAAACTTGCTCGAAATATTCTCTACTTCTTTTCTTGTATACCCAAGCTTCTTCAGTTCGGCGTCACTCAGATCCAGCATCTTTGAAAAGCCGTTTCCCGCTCCTCGCAATGCTTTTTCGAGGGTTTCGGTACTGAGCTTTCCCTTTTTCAGTGCTTCGCCGACTGCCGCTCCAAACGACCCGGCTTTTTCCACATCTTCGTCTGTAATGACACCAACATTGCTGAGCCCCTGATAAAGTCCGGTTTCCAGCAGATCAGAAACATCCGAAAGTCCGCTTTTCATCATCTGCGTCCAGCCGTTGTCAAATGCTCCGCTCAGAAGATCATTTCGGCTGTCTTTTCCCGCAGCAAACAAGTCCCACAGAGAATCTGTCAGATCTGTCCAGAATCCTTTTGCAATATCGTAGTTGCCAAAGATAATTTCAAAGGTTTCCAGCCAGCCGGAACTCACGGCATCCTTCGTTGCGTCGATGGCTTCGCTGAAACTTTTTGCCTCCTGTGCCGCTTTGAAGGCCTTCACTGTAGCTTCGTCATACTGGTCGGCCAGAGCCGCAATGCCTTCAGATGCATTTTTATAGGTTCCGTTATCAACGCCTTCCTTGATGGCCATGGTAAAATCGGCCAGTTTGCCGAAGGCAGTTTCCATGACAGTCTTGTCTGCCCATTTCTTTGAAAGCGTTGAACCAAACGTACCAACTGTTACGGCGCCTTTCTTGATCTTGCCCAACTCCACGCCGGTGTCGATGATCTGCTGTTTCAGCTCTGCAGTCGCTACACCCGCAAGCTCAACTGATTTCCAGTCCATCAGGTTCAGATAGCCCTGGCTGTAGCTCTGGTTCAGATTGTAAATGACACGCTGGAATTCGCTTGCACCTTTGCCTGCATAGGCCGTTGCATTGGCGATGCCCATGATCATAGGGATCATCTTGTCAATGTCGCCGCCTGCAGCCGTCAACTGACCCAGTGACTGTGTCATGTCCGTGAAGCCGTAGCTGGTCTCATCCGAATACCACATCAGCTTATCAAGGTAAGAGTTCACTTTGGTAATGCTCTTGCCTGTTGCGTTCATGATGGTCTGCACGCTGGCGGTCTTCTGGGCATACTTGTTCCAGCCTGCTGTCACCTGATCGAGAGAAAGGCTTTTTACCAGTCGTTCTCCAGCATCCACAGCCTGACTCGTGATCCATGCCAGTGCGCTGACACCAATGACTTCCATCGCTGAGAACTTGCTGCCAAGATTTTCGATGGCGCTTTCCAGCTTTGTGAAATTCATCTTTTCTGCCACGCCGGAAATCTTTTCAAGGCCTTTTTCTGCGCCATCAAGCTTCAGTTTCTTATCAAATGCAGTCAGAGTTTTCATTGTCTGCTGCACTTTACTTTCAAACTGAGCATTGTTGAACCGCATTTCAACGACGCGCTCATCCACTTCCCTACTCAAAGGCTCTTTACCTCCTTCCACAGTTCATCGGCCAGAGCAGAAAAAATCGGAGCCAATGCCGGGTTAATGTAGTCCACACCCTGCACATAGGCTCCGTTTCTCGTCCCGTGTCCGTATTGTAAGATCACCGCGATCGGCACGCCGTCCACGATGTTCGCGTTTTTCCAGCAAAGAGCCGCCCCGGTCTTGTCCATTTTGATTTCGTAGCTCCAGCTTGCCGCCGTCTTTCCGGTCGCTTTCGGTGTTGCATCATAAAGCCGCTCCACGCCCAGCTTTCCGTATTTCTCAAGGATAGGCTTCACGCTCCAGCTTTTCACATGGCTGAAAAAGGTCAGGCTTTTCCTGAAGTTGCCCTTTTGCTGGATGGTAAGTACCTTGCTCAAAAGTCCTCACCCCCTCGAGTGCATCTTGGCCCGCCGCTGAGCGTTCAGTGCCCGGATATGCGCGGCCTGTTCCCGCTTGCCCATCTTCTCGGGCGGCATGTTTTCTTCACCGCAGGCCCGGATCAGCGCCAGCAGCCGGTTCAGGTGCCACTTTTCACAGCTGAAGGGGATGCCGTAACTTGCCATTGCTGCATAAAAGGTCTCAGCGCTCTGGTAGCGGGCCCGCTTTTTCCCGTTCTTGCGCTCTTTGAAGGTCGCTGCGCTCATCGGGTCCGCCATATATCGTTGAATGGCCACCATGTTCTCCCGCGTCAGCCGGTAATAGACACTGGGGTCGATTCCTTGTGTTAGGGTCATGCACCGGATGTAGTCCAGTGTTTCTTCCTGTGTCTTCGGCTTTGACGGGTCGAGCCAGGCCTTATGCCACTTGCTTTCCCATTTGGACAGGGAGAGCAGGCTGTGCTCCAACCTGAGCGTCACAGGCTTGTCGTAAACGAACTGATTGATTCGTTCATCAAAGCTCTCGCTTCCTGGTATCTTGATCTCAAGCATCGGTTTGCTCTCCCTGTTTTTTCAAATGCGTGCCTTTTTCAGGCAAAAAATAAAAGGCTAACCGGAATTTTCCCGATTAGCCTTCGCCGCCGAAACGGCAAGATATCAGAGCTTTATCAGCCCTGGGTCGGTGCAATGCCCAGTGCAGGCACTGCGTTTGCGGTTGCAGCCATCTCCATAGCGGGGTTCTGGTTGCGCATGTCCGCCGGAATCAGGCCGTTGATAAATTCAGCAGCCTTTTCTTCGTTCAGCGACAGCTCCATGTAAATCTGGCTATAGACCGGATGTGCTTCGAACTCCGCACGAATTGTGTCGTTCTTCAGGAACAGGCGGCCATCGTCGCTTTTCTTGCCGTAGCTCAGCAGCAGAATCTGCTTGAACAGGTTCACCAGCGCAAGCTGACTCTTAGCCGCCATGATACGCTGAATGTATGCGCGCATACCGCCTTCCATGCTCAGCTGCATTTCCATCAGCTCAGCCTTGGTCAGGTTGAAGTAGAAGTCCTCAGTACGCTCCACACCATTGTAGTCGGTGTAGGTAATGGTTTTCTTAACCATGATGGTTTCTCCTTTACATCATTTTGAATTTTTCCGGGCTTACGCAGCAGCCTTCACAGCGGCCAGCAGTTCGTCCGGGCTGGGCAGAGTTGCCTCGGCGCTCTCGGTGCCGTACAGCAGGTCTTCCACAGCCTTCATCTGCTTTGCGGTCAGCTCGGTGCTGTCGAACTCGGCCACAGCGGAAGGCTTGAGGTCGGCAATGTTCACGGGAACGGTGTCGCACTCCCAGCTGAAGGTCTCGGCATCCGGGCTGTCGTTCATGGTCTCGTGGGTCTTTTCCGCAGGCTTTGCGGTGGCGTTCCACACCACATGGATGATGTAGCCCTTGTCCGGGTCCTCGTCGGTGCCCACCTTGGTCTGCCAGCTGAAGCCAAAGCCCTTGCGCTTCTGCTGCCCGATGCGCACACCCTTGACCGGGGTCGACAGGCCGTCGCAGGGCTCGAACTCCTCGGGGTACATGTACGCCTCAATGGTAAAGCTGTAATCCTCGCCGGAGATCAGGCGCGCATACTTCATGTTGTCGGCCCACAGGTCGGTGGGCTCTGCGCCGCTGGGGCTCTCGGTCACGCCGGTCAGGCCGTTCCAGCCCGCGCCGTTCTCATAACCTTCGCCATCTGCCTTGGGGTAAACCACGCCATGCGAAACACCGGCATGGAACTTGCGCTTACCGTCTTCATCCCACTTGATTTTTGCCATAGGTTTTGTCCTCCTTTATAAATAGGTGTCAGTACCACACGCTGAATACGTCGTGGTATAAGTTGTCCGAAATAAATTGGCGGTCATGAGAAGCCTTTGCAAGCTCGCCCATGGCCGCCGTCATTTCGCTGTCCGGTTTTGTGTCGATCACCGTCACGGTGTAATGGAAGGTCTGCCGGTATACCCGGTCGTCCGCATCCCTGTTGCGAATTTTGGAAAGTTCGTAGCAGATGCAGGGGTGCTTCATCCGCAGGTTTGCAGGCGGCTGATAGTAGACGTTTTCGCTGCCGCACCGTTTTTTCACGATGGCACGCAGGTACTTGTCCAGCTCGGAGCGTCTCTCACTCAGCTTCACTGCCATGATAAAGCCCTCCCAGTGTCAGGGTCAGGCGCGGGTAGTCCACCGTCGCCTCTGTCACTTTCCACTTTCCGCCGTAAAGCGTCACATACCGGAGATTGCAAAAGTGCTCCTGAATGTAAGGGTCCGCGATGACGCTCAACGTGTTCGCAAGGCTTATATCATCGTTCACCTTGTCGCCGGACTGCAGCCTGCGCGTGTTCCGCACAAGGTCGCCGTAACAGTCACGCTCTGTCACGATCTCCGAGTAGACACTCGGCTCTGTCTCCTGGGTCTCAACGAATCCCAGCTTCCCAAACCACTTGCTCATAGCACTTTCACTCCATTTTGAAGTTAGATTTTTCTAACTCGACGCGTAAAAAAGTTTACTCCTTGGCGGAAGCAGCCCAAGTCTTGAAGTCCAGATTGGTGGACTTGGTCAGGGTCTTCACGCCAGAACTGCCGTAAGCCACAGCCATCAGCAGGTCGGTGCCGTCGTTCACCAGCAGACGAGCAACCTTAAAGGCACGCTCCAGTTCTTCCTTGGTGACGGACTTCTTATGGTCGGCATCAGCGTACACCTTGCCATCGGCATGGCCGTAGACGATGTAGCTTGCGACATGCAGTTCGCTGCCGGTTTCATAGATCTTTTCCATTATCGTATACCCTCCTTATCAGGCATTGGTGGAGTTGGCGGCATCCATCTCGATGGCCATAGCGCCATACGGAGTGGTCATAGCGCCGGAGCAGCGGGTCTCGATCAGGTAGATCAGCTGGTTGTAGTCGATGTTGAAATCATCGAACATGTTGACCTCGCCGCCCTTGTCGGCACCCACGGTATAGTCGGCCAGGTTGACAACAATGCCCAGCAGGTCGCCACCCTTAGCGCCCTTACGGCCTTCCATGCGAGGCACGGTCACGATTTCCTTCACGCGCAGCTTACGGGCCAAAGCAGCCTCGTCAGCATACAGAGGATGACCAATACCGTCCTCAAGCAGGAGCATATCGGTCAGCACATCATCAGTGGTGTAGAAGGTCGGAGAGCCAGAACCCTTGTAGTTCTTGCGGGCCTTGATGATGGACTTGATGGTTGCTTTCGCCTTGGCATCATCGGTTGCATTGGTACCGGGCTGAACCACGACCTTGATGGTATAGAAGTCGTCATCGTTGAAGATGGGGCGGATGTTCAACTCGTTGATCTTGTCGTCGCTGGCATCGTCACGGCCGTCACCGATCAGGAAAGCCATGCCCAGTTCCTCGTTCAGCTTGCCGCGCTGCTCCTTCTTGACAAAGCCGATAACATCCATGGTGGACATGTCCACGATGTCATCGCGGTCGAAGCGCTGCTTCTTGTAAACGGTGGTCGGAGTGGTGGAGCGCTTCAGCAGCTTGAACACCTGCTCCTTCTTGTAGTTGCCCTTGATGTAGCCCTTGGCGCGTGCATCTTCCTCGGTCAGGTCCGCAAACATGACCTTGACACGGCTGAACGGCACATGATGGACACTGTTCATGACCTTGTCAACCCAGGTCTGGTCACGGTCCACGATACGAGGCACCGTATCCAGATTGTGGTCATCCGGGAACAGGTAGTCCATGTTCTCGATGCTGTGGGCCAGTTCATCGCCGGTAATGCCCGCATCCAGGAAAGCATCGCGCAGAGTGCCGTGTTTGCTGGCAGTCGCGATAATGCCGTTGATGTCATCCAGGCTGTGCTTCAGCACAGTGCCGTCATTGCCATTCTCAAAGCAGTGGTGCATAGTTTCTTCCTCCTCACCATCACCCTCATTGCCGCTCTCATCGCCCTTGCCGTCATCCAGGGCAGAACCGATGATTGCGTAAACCACGTTCTTCTGTTCCTCCGTCAGGGTATCAAATACCTCCTTGACGGTCTTCTCGTTGGCATCAGCCATCTTGGTTTCTCCTTTCTCGTCCTTGTTCGTTTCGCTGAAATCATTCGAGTGCTGCAGTTCCTCGTCCTCCAGCGGGTTATCGTCCGGGTCCAGCCCATGCTTCAGGCTCAGACCAGAATCGGTATAAATGAAGGCCTCGGAACTGTCTTCTTCTGTGCCATCCGCGCTGTGCTTCACCACTTCGTCGATCAGTGCACCGGGATTGCATCCGGCGATAACCAGACTCAGTTCCTTAATCATACCGTGCATCACGGTCTTTCCGGCCTTCTGGACACTGTCGGCATAGATAGACATTGCGTCAATGTCCCCATTGTTCACGCAGGCCTTAGCCGTCTGTCCGCTGGACGTGTCGTTCAGCTTGACATAGGCATACACGCCTTCCTTGCGGTTTTGGAGCAGTGCATGGCCCAGAACGCTTTCCGGCGCACTGTGGTCATGATTCCAAACTACCGGAACTACCTTGCCATCGCATTCCTTGAACGCATTCGGCGCAATGGTCAGGCCATCAAAGCACTTCACGTTAGCTTTGGTAGCCCAACCGGAAAAGTCGTAGTCAAAATTGATTGCCATTTTGATTTTTTTCACACTCCTTCCTGCTGATTGGCGTAGTCATCATAGCCTTGCTCATCAGCATAATTTTCTTCGCCCTGCACGGGCATTTCCGTATCAGCTTGGGCAATGTTACGGTTTGCAAGCTGGTCAGACTTCGGGTCCTTCGAGGGCTTCATGCCGATCATCTGCCGGAACTCATTCGGCGTCATGATCTCGTTGCGGGTGAACTTGTCCGCCATCTCGGCGATCATGCTCACCGGTGCCAGACGGAACGGATCACGGAAGAACATGATGCTCTGCCCCTGTGTCCGGGCAGTTTTTGTCAGGAATTTCCGTTTGAACTCGTCTGCGATCGCCGATACCACCGGTTCGATAATGCGGTTCATGTAGTTGTTCATCGTTTTCTCGTCCGCAGTACCATTCAGGATCTCCTGTGTCACACCCAACTGACTGTATACCATGTTCATCAGGTATTCGATGGATTTCAGAATGTTGTTTTCGAGGCTGCGATTCAACTGCACGATTCGCTCCGTACCGTCCGTATAGGCAATACCGTACTTGGAACCGGAAAGCTGCTTTTCAATGTCAGACCTACGCTGTTCGGCCTGCTCTCGCCGGGATTGGCTCTTAATGACATAGGGCAGCTGAATGATCATGTCCAGCTTGCCACTGCCGGCCTGTTCATCCACTACATCCAACAACGTCAGCTTTCGCACCAGCTGCTGCATAGTAGAATTCGGCGCGTTCATGACCGAGTAAAACGGGTTTTCAATGAGTGCGACCATCTTCTTCGGAAAGGTGATTTCTTCCCTCTGCCCGGTCAGCTCATTGAACATCCGTACGCGCACATGATTCGGGTACCACTCCACCGGTACGCCAACACGCATGGAGTAGATTTCATAGCTGTTGCTGTAGCGTGGGTCGAAGTCCGTTTTCTCCGGTACAACAGCCGCCACGCCTTCCTCCAAAAAGGTCATCACGATGTCCTGAATCAAACCTCGGCCGGTCTGGTCGGTATTGGCTTCCTCGGTCAGACAGTAATTAAGGCCCGAATCAATAATCTCATCAAAGCGATTATTTTCATCGAGCCTTACGTGATTGATTGTAATGGATGCCGCATCAAGTGCAATACGGTTATAGATGGCGTTGATGATTGTGCGCTCACTGCCGCGGGAATAGCGCATCCGGTCCGGGCGGTAACTATAGCCGCCTCCATAGTACCCGCTTCCGGGAGGGTCCCGGTTCAGAAAGGCGTTCCAGGCGTGTTTCAGCCTGGAGCCAATATTCATCTCCATTTTGAATTTTTCCTCCCCCAAAAAAAAAGCGCATCAGACATTAAGCCAATGCGTTAGATGTTGCCACCAGACTGCTTATGATTGACCAGAATTTTGCTATCGCGTAAATAGCCTTCTACAGCTTTCATGCCACGGCGTGCTTTACGCCTTCTCTGTTCTTTCGACATCCTGTCAAGATTAGAAAGAATCATATCCCCTTTATGCAGTCTGGCCTTGGTTTTCTCAGCATTCTTAATCTGATGATTGCGAATTGCCGTAGAAATTCTGGACTTAGCCAGCTTGCTAGGATTCTTGGCATAGCCCTTCAGTTCACGCAGTTCAGACGCATTCTGCTGTTGCTTACGTCGAATCATGCCGGAAATAGCAGTTTGCGGACGTGCTTTGCGCACACCCCACTTCATGCCTTTGACACCATAGTGGTAAAGTTCGCCGGTGCCATCATTCCACTGCCACATTTTCTCATCTCCTTAACTCAAATAGTCATTCATCTTGCATTCCATGTAAGCGGTGCACTCAGAAACGGTCTTGTTACCCCACTTGGAAACATAGCCAATGGTATTTGCTCCAACTTCCTTGGCAATTCGCTCCGCATTGTAGCGCATATACAGCTTGTCCACTACCTTCGGATTCGTTTCGGTCACAGATTGCAAGCGGACAGAATCTACATCGAACACGATCATCGGCCGCTTTGCGTGGTAACTGGAATACTCCTTGTCGTTGTAATCCAGCAGCGCATTGTAGCCTTTCTTGCTCAGTTCTGCATAGAAACGGCTTTGAGCGGCTACTTCCTGTGCATTGTGGTTCGTCAGAGAGAGGTTCAATGCCTTGTAGATAGCCACTTTTTCGGAAGCGGTCAATGTAGCCGGGTCTTTCTTCAGTGCATTCTCCGCCTGCTTAAAGAGCACTTGCTGGGTAGGTCTGCGCATCTTTTCTTTGGAATCGGCAATAGATGCTTCAAGATTTTGTTTGAAGTCCTTTTCTTTCAGCAATCCGACCGTAATGTCACTGGCGTTCTCATCGGAGGGCACTTTGAGCTTCTTGACCGTTTCCAGCTTCAACTGATAGACCTTCATGTTGTTGGCCTTGTCGCGCAGTGCAGTAGCGGTCGCTAAATCCTCTTCGCTGCCGGAAGCATTCGCCTGCTTTTCAGCCTGTTTGGCATCGTAGTTGGCTCGCGTCATCAGATTCTTTCCGAAGAGCCCCATGTACTTGTCGCTGTCAGCCTTCTTATAGGTAGCATAGAACGCAAAGTTCTCGAAATCCTTGGAAGTCTGAATGCGGGAGAAGGTCGTGCCTTTCTTCAGGTAGGCATCAACATACTGCCGCCCCGTCACCTGTGCGCGAGCAGTATTCATGCAGTCTTTCACTCGCATCTCCATTGTGGACGCCATGCGCTCCATTCGGCTGGTGTTCTGGTTCACACCGTAGCGCTTCCGTCCTGCCGGAGTATATGTGCCATCAGCGTACTGATAACGCCTTACGCCCCATTTCTGGCCTTTGATGCCGTGGTGATACAATTCCATTTTGAATTACTCACCCCTCTCGCAACTTCTGAATTGCAAGAGCAATGCTTAACGCAGAACTGGTAATGGCGAGAACGCTTCCCGCAACCTCCAAAGTATCACTAACGGCTTCCCGGCCGGAATAGACCTTCTTCGGATTGAACATGTCGTCGTACTGTTTCTCCAGCATGGCCCGATTGATTCGTTCCCGCATCTCCTGGTCGGTCATCTTGCTTAGATCCATCTTTTCTGTCCTGCGAGACTGAATCTTCATGGACTTGTCGCTCAGTGTTTTCAGGTTACCTGCCATTTGGCTGCCAGCATCTGCGACAGATTTTGCCCGTTCACGATCTTCACGAACCCAGCGATTCGGGTCTTGCAAAGCATCCGTAGATAGCTTATTGTCCTTCTTCTTTTTATTAGCGGCAACATCCCGATCGTACCGTTTCTTGCCCGCATCGGTCAGACTGCCATCAGCATTCTGGTAGCGCCGAACGCCCCATTTCATACCTTTGACGCCCCAGTGCCAAATCTGGTCATTATAGTACAAGTTTCATCCTCCTTTTTCTTAATTTTTGTTGCCAACGTACCCCCCCCATGATATAATGGGTATCATGAATATTTGTTTTCCTTTGTGTGGAGGAGGTCTGAAACTATGTCTGATTCTCAGCTGCGTCCCGCAGATTTCAATTGCGAGATTTTACCTTGTGAAGTCCCCTACAACTTTGAGGATGCTTCCCAGTTCCAAAAGCTTTCTTTTCCGGAAGAGGCTTGTGTACGGCTCAATTCTCTGCTCCAACTTGCGCCTGCAGTTGCCACTGCCGATGCTTTGTCTAAAACCTATGTGCTCCGATTCCCAGAAGGTGTACAAGGCGTTCTCATGCGCTTGAAACAAGGTGGCTTGAGCACTGTTATGGTCGGTGGAGATGGCCGTATTGTTGGCACTGCTTCTCTTATTGAGGCAGGCACAGAGATGGTCAATCTCATGAACATCTTCACTGTAGCATCTTTTGCAACTGGCCAGTATTTCCTTGCCCATATCAGCACTGAACTTTCTGAAATTCGTAAGAGCATTGACGATGTACTGAAATTTCTGAACGATGACAAACGCTCTCAACTGATTGCGGAACTTACATTTGTTAAATACGCTGCATCCAACTTTTCTTCCATCATGCTCAGTGAATCCCAGCGTACTGCCACCCTGACTAACCTTCAGCATTCCAAAATTGCTGCAGTATCGAACATTGAGTTTTATACCACCCAGCTGGAAGATAAGATTGCTTCCAAAAAATCAGGTAAGCCTTCCGAGCAATGTGCAGCTGTTCTGCAGGCAAAGCAGACGCTCGATCTTGCAATGCAGCTCTATGTCATGAGCAGCGTTATGGAGGTCTACTATTCCCAGAACTGGAACAAGCTCTATCTTGAAAACATTCACAACGATATGAAGCAGGTTCTCACCAGTTCCAAGAATCGCATGCTCCGTTCTCTGAGCGCATTTGGCACCACCATTCAGGATGCGCATAAAGATGTAAAGGTCATTGGTATGTCCATTCCCAAAGGCGGATACTCTGAGGTCGAAAACGAACTCTTCAAGACCATCGACGAGCTTTCTAATAAGACAGAACTTCCTCTGCTGGAACTTGCTGACGATGCTCTCCAAAGCCCCAAGAAAGAAACTAAACTGTACATGACCGGTGATGGCGAGGTCTATCAAAAGGTCGTTTGATTTACTCAAACGCTTCTCGATTCAACTTCCACGCAATGTAGGCATCCATCATAGCAGCCACTGCATCGATTTTCTGGTCGGAACGGCGTTTCAGCAGCTTGCGGTTGCCGTTCGTATCCTCCAAAGCAATACAGTTGCCCATGGCGAATTGCATAAGAGCCTCGTCAAAGAGCAGTTTTCGCTGTTCGGAGAGCTTCTTCAGCTCACCTAAAGGAACACTCTCGGTCTTTGCGCCCTGAATGACTTTCTCCACGCCAAACGGCGCATTCTCTGTACACCAGCGTTCTACAAAGTCTTTGGCATTATAAGGGTCATACCCAAAGCACCGGACATCATAGTCATTCTGCTGAATAAAATTATCGAGGTCATCGTACACTTGCATCATGTCCAGCACGGTACCATCGAATACCTGTAGTGTGCCTTCCTGCATGAACTGGTCATACTTCTGTCGCATGGCTTGCGGAAGCTTTGACAGCGTGTAAGAGGTAATGTAGTCTCTGTTTTTTACACCAAAGAAGCCGTTTGCCATAGGAAACAAAAATGTAAACGCACAGAAGTCATCACCCTGCGACAAGTCTGCGCCGAGAGCACAAGGCATCTGCCAGTAATCTCGGTGACGATGTGGCAGAGTTTCTTCATACGGAAAGAAGTAGGTATACCCCTCCATAGGAATATTAAAGCGCTTGGCCAGAATGTCGTTTCTGGAACCAGGCGCTTTTTCTGCACGTTCTACATCCAGCTGGTACGTTTCGTAGCTGACTGTCTGTCCCAGATTCGGGTTTGCCTTCAGCCACATATCGGGGTTTGTAACTTCATCGATGGAATCCAACTTGTAGTACCAGATGGACACATGGGGGTTTATGTACTCCCCTTTCAGGATGTCCATTAGCTCCATTTTGATTGTATCACCACAACCATTACGGACGGTGCCTTCTGAACTGGTAGCTACAATCAGGTAGTCCTCGTTCTTCGACGCACCCTGTTCGAGTGCACTGATGGGATCTTCTCGGATGTCGCAACTCAACCATTCGTCAACGGTAGCCACACGGTCTCTTCGCCCCTGCAGCTTATCAATAGTCATGGGGCGTACTTCCAACAGACTGTTTGTCAGGAAGTTCTCGATGCCCTTCTTGGTCGATGCCAGCTTCACACGGTCGGATTTTGCACCGGTCGTGTTCTGCAGACTACCCTCCGTCATAAACTTCAAAAGAGGTCCCTTCGACCGAGCCAGTGCTGTACGGATCGGTGAAAGGACCTCTTCTGCTTGTTTCATGGTTGGCGCTGTGGTGCATTGCTGAGTAGTCGATACGTCTACCGTCAGGAAGTAGCTCTGAATGAACGCATCATACATGGTCTTGGCAGCACCGCGAGGGATAATAAGATACTGCTTGGTGATGAGCCGCTTCTTGATGCGCTTCCGCTCGTAGTGGCCACCATGCCCTCCTGCATTGGGCACATAGATACTACGGTCCACAAAGTAGTACCAGCCAAATATTTCTTCTGCCCAAAGCTTGAAAGAGTCCAGAAGCTTCAGGTCTCCGCCATCGGTAAGGGTCAGTTCGTTCTCGCAGAACTTTACAAATCCCTCAACCGCCTTATCATCATACCAGATTCCCGGGTTCGCAATCAGGTCGTCGATCCGGTTCATCTCCATGCTGATCTCTCTGCAAACGGGGATCTCCCCGCGCATCACGGCCTCCCGGAACCGGCCGTAGTAGATCGGCGTTGCCGTGTTCGAGAGTGCCATTTTGAATTTTTCCTTTCAAAGGTTCACAGAAGTTTTAGTTTCGCTTATTCGCCAATAATGATTCCATCTTCAATGAGCGCATCAGGATTCATGACAACACACGGCACAACACCAATTACATCTGTTGGCGAGCAGGTCGTAATCGCTCCGCTTGCGTCAATGGAAAATTCGGATTGTGCATCTGATGTTACGGTTCTTGTTCTCCATGCTGCGGGCGTTCCGCTCTGTTTCAAGGTGAGTGTTGCCGAGGAGCCATCATAGTAGCCGAGATTTGAGCCATCTTTGTAGGGACTCAGGCTTTCTGCCCCGCCAAGCTCAAAGATACTTGGCAAAAACACCTTGCGGGAAAGCCCGTTTTCTTTTATCTGCACTTTCCAGCTTCCGTCTTCCTGCTTTTTCGTGTAGGGAATCTTGACTTCCTTAATGTACTTTGCGGCGTTTCCGCCTTTGTCAATTCGCCCAAGGAATGTGCTGTTCAGGTATGTATCAATGGTCCCGCCAGCATATTGACAGTCGTTTCCATTGGCTCGTGTGGAGTAAATCGTGTTCAGCACCAGCCATACGCCATCGCAGCTTGCATCGTAAATGTCCGGGTTCGGGTTGCCTTTGTAAGCAATGCGCCATACTCGTTTATTGCCGTTGACGTCCATTTTAACGGTGCTGCCTACGCTATACCATCCAAGTGGCGTGCGTGGGTCATCTGCGGCAATGATGTGTCCGGTATCATCCACCAGCGCGTCCTGCGGCAGAATCATGCAGGGGCGGACGCCGAAAGAGCTGATGCATAATTCGCGTATATTATCGCCATTCTTATCAATACACCAAACATCACTATTATATATGCCGAATGGAGTCCTTGACCACCATTCGGCGGCAGTACCGTTGAAGTAAGCTTCTCTGCCGTGACCATTGAAATATCTAAGTTTTGCGCCTTCGATTGGCATCTTGATGGCCGCGCCGCCAACAAAGCCAACCTCCGTCATGGATAGCAAAAAGACCCCTGCCCGCAAACCTCCGCTGGATGCGGTAGTGCTGTTATTTTGGGCCATATACGGTATTGTGGCTACTTTTATCAGTTTTCGGACATTTGCGTCGATGGCGTCGTGAAACGTCGTATTGATGTACTGCAAAATGGGAGAGCTGACGAACAAATTATTTTTACTGCTGTCGAATTGCATATTTGTGTAAATGTCCTCCATCAGCAGCCACGTCCCGTTACAGCTTGCATCGTACATGCTGCCGGGCAGGCCCTGATGCACCACCAGCCAGTCGTAGTCCTTGCCGTCCACGGCGATTTTGACCGTGCTGCCCACGGCCAGATTGCCCAGCGGAGTGCCGCGCTGATACCACAGCCTTGCATTACCGCCGGTCAGAGTGTATGCCTTGTCCACTATGCGTGCAGCGCCGCCCGCGATGGTGTGCAGGGACTTGACCTCTTTGCGGCTGCCCCCGGTCAGGATGTATCCGCTCATGGTCAGCCCTCCTCCGGCACGCCGTCCGCGTCCACCGCCTCGTCTGATGCAGCATCCTTGTAGACGATCCACAGTGTTCCGTCCGGGTACGCGCTCAGGTCTGCGGGCGGCTCTGCGGTACTTGTCACGATGTTGGCACTCAGCGTGCCGTCTGCCGCCACGCTCAGACCGCCGCCCACCTTAACGCCACCTAGAACGGAAGCAGTGGCGGGGCGAAGGGGCATGTACTGCTCAAGCAGCTTCCTGATCTGGTCCTGCGTCAGGTAGTCTGACAGGTCCACCTCTTTGCGGGTATCGACCCACGCGCCGGTGTCACCGTCCCACGTCCAGATTGTGTCTGTAGTACCCACGACCGCCCACCAGCCGTTTTCGCCCACCGGCACAGCGGCTTTGAGGGCTTCCGGCGTGGCGTACCAGCCCTGTGCACCGATGGTGATGGTGCGCACCTGCTCGAAATACTCTTTGGTCCCTTGCAGGTTTTTGGCAGACTCCGTCTCAGACGCTTTGGCATTGCTCTCACTGGCCTTTGCTGCGGTGGCACTGTTGGCCGCGTTGGTTGCAGAGTTGCCCGCAGCCGTTTTGGAGCTCTCTGCCGATTTGGCATACGCGTCCATCTGCTGCAGCACGGTCCCGGCATGAACGGTCAGTTCGTTCTTCAGCTTGCTCAGGAAGTCTACGATCTGCGGCTGGTTGCCTTCCACGTCCACTTCCAGGCCTTCCAGCACGCTTGCCGCGCCAAGGGTCGTGTGATACGCCTTCTGCACCACGTCGCTGCTGTCGGTTGTGAAGCAGTTCACCACAAAGAGACGGTGCCCTTCGTCATCACGGCATCTGCGGCCACCACCCAGACAAAGCTGAAGGTGTCCGTGTCCACGGTCTTCTCACTTACCGTGAAGTAATTCACCTCACCATCCGCATTTTGATAATTGATTCGGATCTGAAAGCTCGAAAGGTCGCTCCCGTGATAGTATCGGTTCATGCGGAAGCGTACCCGGTTCACGTCCTTGTCGCCTTCCACGCCCAGCACGACGCCCCGCTCGGGGACGGTGATGATGCGCAGATGTTCGTCAATGAGAAACGAAAGCTCGTCGTCGCTCTCGGTCGTTTCCGCCGCCAGCAGTTCGTCTACCGTCGCCATTCCATCCCCCTCTTTCAGTTTTCGTCGCCGCCAAGCCCTTCCAGACTTGTTCCGGTCCCAATGGTCGTTCCGAATGCCTGTTCAATGGTGCCGTCAGCATCCTTTTTCACACAATATACCGTACCTTTCGACGACACCACGTCTTTACCAACCACCCAGGTGAACCGTACAGCATCCTCGCTCACGGTCTTGTCGCTGGTCGGGGCAATGCCGCGTTCACCTTCAGCGTTGTCGTAATGTACCTCGATGGCAAAATCCGAAAGGTCGGTCCCACGGTAGTAGCGCGGCATCCGAAAGCGCACCAGATTCACGTCTTTGTCGCCTTCTACACCCAGCACTGTCCCGCGCTCCGGCACCGAAATGAGCCGGAAGTCCTTGTCAATGACAAAGCACAGTTCTTCTTCCTCCCGGTTCGGCTCGGCCATGTTGGCCAGCACATCTTCCACACTTGCCATCACGTCACCTGCTCGATCAGTACCGGGTTTGTCTTCATGCGGGTCTTGCCGGTCTGGCCAATCAGCTGCACCTTGAAGCTCCTACCGTCGGTCACTTCGTCCGGCACCATGCACTCAAAGTCCGCGTTCACAGCCATGGCGTATTCGTCGTTGAACACCAGCACCTTCTTGGCGTAGAGCCAGTCATTGTCCGCGATCTTCAGCCGACAGCGCAGATATCCCTTGCTCCCGGAGATGATGCCGCCAAAGTCGCCGTCCTTGCGCAGGGTCTGCCCCTCGACGGTAAATGGCAAAGTTCGCATTACTTCTCCTCCTTGTCGCACATCACATACAGCCGCCATTCCAGTTCGCTGATAAGGTTTTTGGTGGCTTCCATGATCGAGCTCGACTGTGGCGGGTCAAACAGCATCCGCACCTTCAGCGCCACATAGCTTCTCACCGCCTCAATGTCCGGGCAGTCGGCCATGTATTGGCTCCACGTCGCCGTCGCATCGCTGATGGAAAACCCGTCCGCCGGGCCCACGCCCATCTGCCGCAGGATCATCAGCACACTGTTGATATGCATGATAAGGTCCGGGTCAAATGCCGTATACTCCTCGGTCAGGCCAAGGAGCTTCTTTACCGAGGTCAGTATACTGTCCATTGTTTTATCTCCTTAGTCCACGATGCACACGTTGTCCCACTTCTTGTAGGCATCCAGATAGGTCTCGCCCTTGTCGCCGTTGTGAGTCACTTCGTAGTACATGCCGTCAGCCACGGTAGTGCTCACCAGCGCTTTCCAGTTCTGCAAAGTCTTCGAGAACCAGACGACATAAACATCGTTCAGGGTCAGCTTCATGCCGCTGGTCGGGTCCGCGTGCTCATTAAAGTAGTCTGCCACCAGCTGTCGTGCATAGGTCATAAAATCGCTCTTGTTCATTTTGAATTTTCTCCTTTTCAAAAGAAAAAGCGCACCAGCTGTTAAGCCAGTGCGCTTTTGTTGAAAAATCAATTATTATTCTGAAGCCATTCACAAAAATCGGAAAAAGCAGTATTCATCAATTGCGTATCCATTCGCGCCAGCGCATTAAAGAAAATACGCTTTTCCTGCATTTTAGCCTCATCTATCTTGTAAAGATGAGCTGATTCATAGATTATCCCGCAATCCTTCAAATAGCTTAAGATTTGACGCTTTATTGTACTGTTTCCAACAGTTACAAATTCAATTCGCTCTGCAGATTTAGCCAGCGTATCCTTTCTGTGAGTTCTAAACTCAATGAAGATACACCGCATCCCATGAATAAACTTTATAATATCAAAGTGTGCTGCGTCCTCGAAATCATATTTGTAGGGAATCAATGAATAATATGCATTGATGTTTGGTGCGGTGACCTTGAAATCGTCCGCTTTTACAATTTCAATCATCGTCGGTTCGCCCGAAAAACCATCATGGGCAACCAGAAGACTTGCTTCAGGCGCATAAGACTCAATACTGATATGCTTAGTTCCCCAATTGATTTTCCTGCATACAATGGAGGAATTGTAGATACGAGAATCAACCCCGTCCCGGCCAACTGAAACTTCCATGTCAGGCGCATCAATTGAAACATTTACGAGCTGTTCAAACTTCAAGGGCTCATCCATTACAGCAATATTAGCTATATAATCTTCCCGTTTTGTCGCCTGCTTCTTGGCCGGCATCATACCAAAAACTGCTGCATACTCCATATCTTCCGTTTCACTGCCGAGAATCTCTGAACATTCCAAATACGGTCTCTCATATGCAGTTGCCTTTGCCTTGAAAGAGTCGTAAACATAAGAAATATGTCTGGGGAAAATCTGTCGCTTGCTAATCTGCATATAGCAGTCAAAGAAAATCTGGGACGGAAAATAGGACTGACTCTGCGAATATTCAAAGTACATATCCGCCAATGTTTCGTGATCTTTATTCAGGATAATTTTTGCCAGTGCGTAATCTCTAAATGCGGGCCCCGTAAAATCAATAGATGCATTTTCCTCTTTGACACTATTCCGTACAAACGGATGCTGAGGTAAGAAAGTATCGAGTAAAGATTGATACTCATCTACCAATTGAGGCGGCAAAAAGTTCAACGGATAGTTTTTATAAGAACAATCCTGAAAGAGAATGTAATAAATAACTCTTACAAGCTGTTCTTCAGCTGAATAAACCTTATCCCAATCGTTAAACTCCGGATGTAAACTAGCACAGCGTTCTCTAAAAGCAGGAATAGCTTTTTCAACCTGCTCTCTAGACAATAAATCCTCCATTATTTTCGTAATGATTGACACACAGTCTTTCTGATTAGAAAGGCCACTAATCATTTTTTGACGGTTCGGACAAGACTTAATGTGGGCGGAAATCGCCTCCAAAACAGGTGCATATCCAAGAAACGACGCACATTCGTCTTTCGTTATATTGCCCTTGATTACGCTATAATATTTATCAGCACACTCGCGATCAGGTGCTGTCGGGACTTTTTCCCCTGCAATGCTTTCAACGATGAACTCCTTTGCGTTTTCTTCGCCAAAGAATCCAATTTCGTAGTGTGCTACCGCAATCCCATTTTCAGCGCAGAAGGAAGCCAAATATTGTGCAGTTTCAGTTCTTGCCAGTAAAAATACTGTCGGAAGTTGATGACACGAAAGATTCTTACTAATATCTGCGATAAAACTATCCAGCATCTTTCTTCCGGAAATTATTTCTGCTTCGTCAAAAGCATCAATTACCAGTAACACATTACCTGAGTTCAAATCGGCAATAAAGTTAGAATAATTAGGAGCATCAACAGCGCTGATAATTGAACCTGCAAAGCTATTCGTGCCGACTTTCACTTTTGCAAGGTTCCAATAAATTGCGTCAAACTTATATGCGATATATTTTGCCAGCGCACTCTTTCCGGCTGCTCCAGGAGCTGAAAGCAGCACAAACTTTGGTTTTAGGCTAGACAGTTTAGGGTCTGTTTTCACATCGCTAAATGAAGGCGCAATGTAAAAAGGCTTTTCACCAATGTACTTGAGATACTCTGCAACATCCGCACTCAACGAGTATTTCTTGCACTTTTTATAAGGGCTTAAAATTCCATCAAGAGTCATTTGGCATCCTCCTACGATAGAGTCCATATATTTTATAATATTATAGTCTCTTATCTGGTGCATGTCAATTTTCTCCTTTCTGTTACTCGTACAATTATATAACAAGTATCTTGTGAAAAGTGTCAATTGGCGTGTTCATTTCCTCCATGGACACGTGTCGCCCGGTCTTCGCTCTGTGTACATAGGCTTCAGAATCGTGTCATCCCCGTAGTGGATGGCCTTGTGTGTCCGGTCACTCACGCAGATCACGTTCTCCGGGTCAAGCAGCGCGTCCGAGTGCTCCAGCACGTCCTCTTTCGTCAGCGGGTTCAAGTGGTGGATAATAATGCGTGGTCTTATGGGCTTTCCGTTCCGTATCACCCAGTCTGTGATCTCATGGTCAGGGCAACCAAGGTCACATCCCGCATCCCGTACAATAATCCTGTCCCGGAACTGCCGCCATTCTCTCGACTGATAGAAGTCCTGATTCAGATACCGGTCAAACCCGAACGTGTCGTAGCCAACAGTCCCATGTAGTTGCAAATAATGGAACCGGTCTTCGAAGGTCGCATACTGGCAGAGTTCAGAGTAAGTTCTGCGGTTCGTCGTCATCTGCTACACCACCATATTCACGCATTGCCTGGATAGCTTCTTTGTAAAGAATCGCATTGTCCTTGGCTGCTTGGATGGCATCTGCTTTTGCATGAAGGAGTGTGTTCTCTGCTTCCAGTTTCTTCTTCTCCAACTCCGACTTGACCGTAGCCAGTTTCAGAAAATGGGTCGTTTCAGCAGAAGATGCCGTTCCTTCCCGCAGTCGCTTCTCCACCAGATCCATTGCCAGGGAAATCATCTGGTTTTCTCGTACTTCCGGGGACAATGTTGGCCGCATGGGAGCCACATCTTCAGAAGCAGCTTTCTTTGTCCTCATTTTTGTCATCCTTCTGTTCTATTTGGGTTGGGTTTTTATCAGAATCATACCTGTTCTACTTGCTTTCCAATGGCTTTTGTAAGAGTTTATGGGAGCCGGTCATGGTGTCTTTCTAATCATTTGAAAGGAGAAGAAAAATGAACAAACGACAAATGGAGGTTGTTTGAAGAGAGCACCCTCCCATAAGCTCTTACAAAAGCCACCGAGGCCCAGTCTACACCCTGAAACCTCGGCAGTAGGATTAAAGCCCAATTCTCATTTTTCCCTCCGGGGAAAAATCAAAGACCGGCGCGATTTGGGGAGGGGGTGTATTTTTCAAGCACCCCCCTATACCCCTTTTACGCTGTTTGCTCTCCGGAAGCATCGTCTTTGATTTCGATTTTGAGCTTCTTGTAGATATTGAGCGGGTCATTGGCTACAATTTGGTCGATAGCCTGCTCAATTTCATACGCATTTTCTGCGTCCGTGAGCTGGTCAGCGGTGTAAGCCATCCGCATCAGCAGTCCAGATGAGTTATAGCCCTTGTCAATATCGAACCGATACCAGTCCTCGAACTGCTCATAAGGGCTATAAGGATTATCAACAGCGGTTAAAAAGCATCGAATCATAGTTCAAAGCCTTTCTTACTTGTTAAGATTGTCGTAGATCGTAGATTCAGGGACACCGCAAGCCTTTGCAATCTCTGCATAGGTATAGCCGTTGGCCAACATGGCCTGCGCTTTGCCCAGTTTGGCGGAAGACAGGGTTGTGCTTGCCTTTGGCATTGCTCTCTTGATGATTTCATCTGACTTCGACGAGTTCAGAATCTTCATCAACTTAGAATCAGAGATTGCGCCAGCCTGAACAGCTTCCCATTCGCGATCAGTAAACGTAATCTTCACCTTACTGCCGCTTGCACCAACGGACTCACGTGCACGTCGCATTTCAACATCAGCAATCTTCTTGATTTCCTTCTTATCTTTCTTGTAGTCCAAGCCCTGAGCCTGTACTTTGGCTTTAATATTCGCATTTGCAATAATGGTAGCGCGCCGTTCTTTCGGCTTGTTACCAATAACTGCATTGAGCTTGGCGTTGATAGACTCAACTTCAGCTCTATATTTTTCGGTTGCATCAGAACTTCTCTGGATACCCTTCGTATTTGCTGCTTCTTTTCGTGCTTGATTGGCCAGAGCCTTCAGTTCATTTGAGAAATCAGCATAAAGGTTCTCTTGGACCGTACCAGAAGATAAGGTTCGTGCATCAGGGGTCATGGAAATAAGGCTTACTTCAGTCATAGCCTGCACCCTCTTGCCCGTCTTTGGGTCAATATAGGTACGGCCGGACTCCTTATAAACCTTCTCGCCGGTTTCCTTGTCAATATGGGGGCTTCCTTTGCGCTCAGGTACCCGGACGGTCTGTTTCCGTCTGGACAGGAGGGTAGATGCACCGCCATATTTTTCAGTGCCATCGTCCTGCACCCGGATCTGCCATTTTTGCTTCAGCTCCTGGATACCATTTTCACGTTCAGAACGTTTATAGTCCAGTTTGTGCTTCTCAGCATCAATAACGACCATGGAATGCTTAACGGCACGGGCAATATCGCCTTCGGGTGCGCCACGAAGAGTCATGTCAGTAATAAGATTGGAAATAATCCCCATCTCTTTCTGCTTTTCCTCTTTCTTCATGAGGCGCACGCCATTGGGATTTCCTTCAGGCACTGCATACGCTGTCTTCGGGTCAAAGTCTTTCAAATCCTTCAGAGCGGGGGTGGATTTAATATTGACTTTGCTCGACATCGGGATAGCCACGACAGTATCACCATCGAAGTCAGCACCAGACAGACGTTCTGCAACCTTTGCATTGATGCCAATTGCATCCTGCACCGAGCCAAGATTCCTGCGACCGGACAAATTCTTGTTATTGACGGTCACAAGAGGAATCTCAAAGGTGCCTGCATGAGGAAAACGCACCAGTGCGAGCTGGGTACCATCAGGATATATAGGGCAGTAGCATTCTCTCTCTCCGATTTTGGACAAAGGTAAAATAACCTTCGTTGCTTGACCAGGGAAAGAAGATGCTTTCAGGGTCATCGAATTGCCTTCGCAGGTGTCAGCAAAATCAATCAGCAGCTTTTTCCGAATCGTCGGATTGTCATACTGCATGATTTCATCATATTCTGCCTTGCGGTCGGCAATGGTGAGGTCCAACTGCTGCTTCATCAGCTTGATAGGCTGTTTAGAGAGGAACTGCGACGAAAGGTTCTTCGCCATAGTGTCCCAATCCCCTTCTTCCTTCAGCTTATTGATGGGCGACAGATGTTCTTTTCCGTCCTCACCAATATAAGTGCTCTGACCATTCGCCTTAATGGCTGCACCAAACGGGTTGTCCGGGTCATCCTTAATGGGTTTCAGAACCTTCATTTTCGGAGTGCCGGATTTCTTGTTGGTGTTGAACACCACATCGTAGCCTTCAGGAATATCATCAGAATATACAGCCATGCCTTTCAGATAATGACTGTCGTCCACCATGATACGAACCTGAGCATAATGTGATTTTCCGAGGTTAAGGTCAGCAACCCCTCGTCGAATCTCGATAACGCCATCTTTGTCCAGACCACCCTCATCACCATACCGGATGCAAACACGGTCAGAACTCATACTGCTCGGACGCTGGAGCTTCTTGAAGGTTTCACCGCCATCTTCGGAATGATAGTCGCCAAGGGACTGAATCTCGTTCTGATGCTGGTACGCATATTTCTGGTCGAACTCCGGTTTTGCCAGAACGGTGATGTTTGTCTGCTGGTTAATATTGGTTGGCTGACGGATGCCTACGCCGTAACGCTGATACCCATGCTCTGCCTCCAAAATAAAGACAGCATCGTCCAAATCACCTTCGGAAACACCCAGAACCAGATTGGTGCCTTCCGACACGTCAATCATGCCCTTTTTATCGACTTCTTTTCGCAGGGTTTCAGCGATTTCCTGCGTTCGGGTATATTTATCCGGCTTGTCGTTCTTCAGCATCGAACGAACTGTGGATTCAGAAAGGCCCATCTCACGACCGATTTCAGTGGGGCCAAGACCATCCTGTGCCAATGCGCGTGCACGGTCATATTTGAGCTGCTGACGCTCATGGATAGCTCTGCGCTGAGCCATACGGAACTCGGTAGCCCCCATCTTATATTCTTCAGGAAGAGAATCGTTGATGGTCTGGAGAATATCTTTCTCCTTCATACCGTCTTTCTTCAGTTCTTCAACACGGGAAAGAAAATCGCCCGAATGCTGGTACGGATTTTCGCCGGAACCCCACGGATATCTTCCCGAATGCCGTTTGGTTCCGTAATGTTCCAGGATATTCTCTTCGGATGCGATTCCGAAATATCCTCGAATATCTCTTTCTACAGGATTCATGCTGTAGCTCCTAACTTCAGTTCAGTGATGATCTTATCGAACTCGATGATTTTGGCCATAATGGGGTCGATACCCTCATAGGTCGGATTCATAATCCAAATATCATCGTTCTGGTAGATGCGGTTTTCGATCTGAATATCACGAGACTTGATGCCATACTCCAGGCAGAAAAGTGCATCATAGATGAAGAGCTGTTCCATGTGTGCCGGTACCAGACCAGTCTTCAAATCATGGATGCGCAGGAAGTTGTTTGCAAAATGGATTGCATCTGCCGTACCATAGCAGTTCTCCGAATAATAAAGAACCACCTCAGGGGACATTTGAAAACCGATGGCATCATTGACATAAGAGTTGAGCGTCTTCTTACTCCGAGGAAGCTTCTGCCCAAGCGCAATGCTTTCTGCAGCATACGCATGGAGGCGCGTTCCTCTCTCTTTTGCCTGAAAGTTCACATAGGCTTCTGCAATCCGGGCAGTGTCATAGTTGAGCCAGTGATACTTACTCGCTCCCAGAAAGGCGTGCTGGCCTTGCAGTCGCGAATGATCGTTCCATTTCATCCAGTATCTCCTCCTTGTTCTCAGGATAAATAAAAGAGGCATAGCTCATCTCGTTCATCTTGGCTACATAGTAGTCTTGATTCGGACGATGCGATGCCTTCCCTGTTTTCTTTCCTTCGAGCGCTGCCCATCTATCTCGATATAAAACCAAGAGATCAGGAATCCCCTGAATCTCATTCGGGTCGAGATGAACAACCATACAGCCGGGAAAGCGTTTTTTCAGGTCTTTCACCAATCCTGTTTTGAATTTGTTCTCTAGCATACAAACCTCCAAAAATAAAAGAGGAACAGCATGTTTTTACGCACACTGTTCCTCCCATAAAAGAGCAAGAAATTTACGCGGGGATTTTTGGTAATACGTGTCAAGGTTTGGTAAAAATATAAGGATTGTCACGTTTGTGGCAATCCTTAAAGTTTCACCTTACAGATACCATGTAAAGGGTGCATCCTCGTACACTTCGGGAGGACCTGCACGCTTCTCGGCATCCGGGTACATGTATTCACCATAATCATTCTTCAGACCAGCCTCGTCATCCCAATAGGGCATCGGCCAGTCAATGTCAGAAATATCATAGACCTTGCCGCAAATCGGGCAACGCCACTTTTCCTGATTCCGCATCTTTCTCATCCTGATGCCGCACTCGCACCAGGGTTCTTTCACATGAAGCTCTGTATCGCCGTTGTAGTAGCAGCGCACCAGATTGTTTGCGCTGTCCAGCGTAGTCCACTCGTGATAACCAAACTCGTTCTCATACTGGGCCATAAACGGAATTTCGCGCTTCTTCATAACTTTACACCTCATAAATCAATTATATAGTTTTTGATGTTCTTTTACAAGGTGAAAGTGAGTGGCCCTCTTGGCCAATTCGAGCAGAAAACTCGCTGTGGCCAAAAACCCATTTTTTATTCCAACTACTATATATAAAATTTTTAATTTTTTTTTATCAATTTAAGAAAAAAAGTGGGTTTTTGGCCAAAATGCATATTTTTAGCGTAACCACGTAAAATGTTGTGGCCATTTTTGCAAAAATTTTTGGCCACGAAGTGGGTTTTTGGCCATAAAATCGCCGTTTTTTCACGCATTGACAAATATTGACACAACTTCCGCGAGAAAAAATGGCCAAAAATTCACACCGTGACAATCTTTGACAAATCTTGACATCAAAAAGAAAAGGCCCTGAAATTGCTCCAGAGCCTCCCCTTCTCAGCGGATAATGCCTAAATTTTCAAACAGTAGCATGATAAAGAAGCACACCATGATGGCCGCAAAAAATAGCACACTGATAAATACAGCCCACCGCCGCTCAGCTTCATCTTCCTGCCGTTTCTTCTCTTTCAGCGCCATCCGCATCATGATAATTTCCTTCAGATCCTTAGAGAATCCCATCCAGAGCACACCCTTTCTGTCCTAAGAATATCAGTCCTGAATCATGATGTCAAGGTTGATGATGCTTACCATCCGCTTGCAATGCTCATCCTTGTATCGGAATACCACAGCCGACATCGTTTCCTCATACGAGATTTCAGTGACAGGCTTCTGGATGGTTGGATTGATGCCACGAATGCGCACCCAAACCTTACCATCATCGATACTCTTTTGGTCAATGCCACAAATATCATGCATTGCTTATTGCACCTCCTCCCGCATCAAATATCGCGCAGAGATATACAAAAACTGCTTCAAAGGCATCGCCTGCCGGGGAGTATCGCCCAGCACTTCGTAATAAAGCGGCCCATGTGTCTGCTTCCGAACCACCGCATAGTCTACAGCCCGACGAAGGAGCCTGTCCATTGCAATGGTGCTCGTGTGATACTTCACACACAGCTTTCGGTTGATGTCCACAATGGTTGGCGATTCGTTGTTCTGCAGAGCGCTTTTGAGAATATCAATTGCGTCAATAAGAGCATCGAAGCCGCTCATCCAAACAGGCACACCCATGTTATCTACAAATTCGTATGTAGTCATTACGACCGCACCTCCACATCCGGCAGAATATCCGTGTGGAAGTAAAGCTTGTAGTGGTACGGATCAGTATGAGTGCCGGTGATGTCCTCAACGACATACATGGTGTACTCGTTCAGGTAGATGTAGTTTTTCTTATATTCGTTCGGCCCGGTCTTCACGGTGCATACCAGTTCGCTGTGGCTGTTGTTCGAGATGGACATAGCTCCTTCCATTTCGAGGATGATCTTGTCCGTGCGAGCGTTGTAGACCGTGATTCGGCGCTCAGCTTCAAAGTAGTCAGCCTGCTTCGAGAGGTTCTGGTTCACCTTGTCAGCTTCAGAGCAACCACACAGGCAACCCACGAGCACCACAAGACATGCAACAACACAAATAATACGATTTTTCATAGTTTTACTCCACTTCCTTACTGATTTTTACAAGCTTAATGGCAAGCCGCAGAAGAAGCATCTGGATTTCCTGGGCGTTCTTGAGCGTTGCCGAAATATCCTGCGTTGCCGAATGACTTTTTACTTTCAAGGACACATAGGTATTCGGGTCAAACGTTTCTGCATAGCTTACCAGCATATCCACAAAGTCCTCGCCATTAAGATTGATCATAAACGTTCCTGTTGAGGTAGAATGGTAAAGATTTACACCGGCTTTAGTTCGGAACATTCCAAAACCGAACTCATCAAGTGCGGCAATATATCTTTCATCAATTTCTTTCATGCTTACTTCACCGTGCTCCCTTTTTCTGTCTGTTCATCCTTCGGCCAGTACGTGTAAATATCATCGAACACCACCGGGATCTTGCTCTGCAGTTCCTTCAGCAACGGGCACATCAGCTCTCTCATCTGAGGATGGGCCGCCACAGGAGTACGCAACTTGAAGATGTTGCGCCACTCACGGTAGTTGGCCGTCACCACGATCTCGGTCTTCAAGCACAGCGGCAGCACGCAGCGGGCCTGTTCGGGACGCATACCGAGTGCGATCATATCCTTATAAAGGATTTCCGCAGATTCGCAGGAATCAAGCCAAGTGCTGCCAGGCGTATATTCTGCGCTTTCACATTTCTTGTCAGTGTCGGTCACATCAATATAAAACGGCCGAATAAAGCTCAACTCCCCGCCAAACTTCTCTCCAGCATAGTTGCAGTACCGGGTGCTCTCCTGCGCAAACGAAGCAATGCGGTGCCGCACCAGCTCATTGGCCACGCCACGGTCACAGGTAAAGAGCACGCTCAGCTGAGAATGCTCCAGCATAGCCTCATGCTCCTGCTTCACCAGAAATCCCACCAGCTTCTTCGCCGACTCACCATCCGGCGTGATCTTGTCCTCGCTCTTGTAGCACACACGAGCCACTCGCTCGATCTGCTGCAGCTCCTTGATGCCGCCCTCAGAGATATCAGTGAGAATTTCGTACTTAGGTTCAATGATTTTCATAAAAAGTCCCCCATAATATCAATGTCATTCAAAATAGCGTCAATTAGTTCGTTCAAAAAAGCAACCAGACGGTAAGGCCAGCTGTTCAAAATCCTTTGATGTTTTTCCTGTTCCTGACGAAAATGCTCATACTCTTGTGCTCTGTTCCAAGCAGTATACGGGTCTTGCATTTGTATGCTGTCAATAAGTATCCTGTTAATTTCAGAGCTTGCATCAAACGGAATGTAGTCTCGAATATCTCTTGCACTGTACGCTCCAGCCTTGGCCATTGCGCTCAATGCTCTGGAAAAGTGCTCAAAGTTATCCATCTGGTGTACCTCATAACAAAATCCTAAACCAGATAAACCACAGCAGTTTCAGCGTGAATGCAATAACAATAGCCCACGCGCAAATAACAACGGTCGTTCCAAACACATGTCCAAGGAACACACCGAGCTTATGCCAAACATCAGGTTTCATTATTACTCGTCTCCCATGAATTCTTTTAGAATCTTCTTCCATTCAGTCTTCAATAGCGTTTTCAATTGGTTTAGCGAAAGTTCATTTGCAACATAATAGTACATCATCCATTCTCTAAAACGTTCCTTCTCGGTCACATTGTGCTCTTGCAAAAAATCATTTATTATTTGATCGTATAGTCCGCTCACGTTTTACACCTCCTCACAGCATCCACCCGGCACTCCGCAGCGTTCAGCTCAAAAATGGCTGCATCCACAAATTCCGGGTCGCAGTTCTCAAAGTGGTTCCGAGCCACTTCCAAATCCCGCAAAGCCTCCCACAGGGTATTAACCGTTGTCGGAATCGGCTCCATGCGGAATATCTTTTTGACATACTCAGCGATTTTTCGCAGCATTTCTACACCTCCACATCTTTGTGACCTGGCGAGCCGTGAGCCAGCCCTCAACATCATCATGGCCAAGCAGCTGCGCACCCATCACCTCGATAAGCCCCTGCTCAAAGCCATAAGAGCCCCAACCCCAAATGCCATCCCAGATACGATTTCCAGCAGCATCATATGCAACGATTTGCTCACCGCCATCGTGTCGTCCGCCCGGAAGACACTCCTGACAGTCTGGTCTGTCTATCTCTGGCCAACGACTTCCATAAGTATGCGGAACCTTAGCATGCTTCAGCAGAATATCCAGCTTCTGCATCTCGGTCATGTGATTCCAAACCCGGAGCTTCCAGGTTTTCTTAGACATGTTTCTCATTTCTGCATTTCTTTTCGTCAGCCTCCATGGTCTTTGCGATTTTATGCTGAATATAAAGCACACAGCCAGCCTGACTATCCAACCCGAATGAAGCCAATAGTCCAGCAATAGCATTCAAAGAGTTCAAATCCTCTTCAGCAAATATCATTTAGCGTTCACCGTTCCTCCTGATACTCTATAATTTTGGTCACTTCGCTCTGAACCCAGTGTAAGAAACCGCACATACCAGAGTAACCGCATTCCGCTAATGTGTCCGCGATATCGTCCAAAATATCCATATCAGCTCTTGTGAGATTAACTTGAGGAATAACTTCAATGTTCTCCTCTGTGATAAATGGGGTATAGTCCCCACAATGGCAGCATTTAATGTTCATGCGTTGCATACAAACATCTCCATTCAATGATAAAAATAAAGAGCCGCAGATTTCTCCACGGCTCAATGCCTTAATGATTAGTTCGTATTATCGTTCCATAAAATCTTTATCTACTAAGTCATATTCCACATCATGGTCATTGGAATTGCCAATAAATACCGAAAACGCCTTATCAAGGTCTGTAAAGTCACACACTGCAATTTCATTCTTGATGAATGCAGGTGAGCCAACCAAAGCCTCGCACATACGGTCACGAAATTTAGCCATTTCCTCATGATTCTTGCATTTGATGTTCAGAACAATCATAGTTCGTACCTCCAAAATATAATTTTGAGACTAATCATCTCATAAAGGAGTCCGTTATTTTCGCGTCTTCTCCTCGAACTTCACCGGCTTCTTGCTACCCTCCCGCGCACACTCCGTCAGGCACTCGTTGCACGGCTCGTCTGTCTCCAGCACCTTGAAGTTCTTGCACTTCGGGCAGTAGGTCGCATAGTCCACTTCGCGCATCCAATCATTCATCGGATTTTACCTCCCAAACGATTGTTACATTCCCACAATGAGGGCAAGTCGTCATCGCTCCGTCTGGAATATTGGTATACTGTGATCTTTTGCGGACCCACCACTCGGTCGGCGCTTCAAAATGCATACCACAGGAACTACAGATAAGTGTGATAAGCGACTCATCCTCCAATGCTTCTTTCATCTTGATCTCATAACGATCATCCAACTCCGGGTGCGTCACCCGCTGATTCAAAGCCCAGAGCAGATTCCAGCAGGCAGCGCGCAGGTGGTCCTCGTCATCCATACCGACCATGTACTTCGCCAGATGCCGAGCAGCACTGTCCAGCAGCGAATGCAGAGGGATGCCCTTGTCCACGTTGTGCTCGCCGTACTTCAGGGCACCTTCCTCGCAGTGCTTGCTGACTTCCATGATGCCGTACCAAGGCAGAAGATCCATCCTACCCTTTCCTGTATGCATATCACGCTTTGCACCGGTTTCAAACTCAGTACGATCTCCAGAATCTTTAATCATTTTTCTTTTTTCTCCTTTGAAATTTTTCGCTGCAGCTCGAGTGCCTTGTAAAGCGCGGCCAGGAATGTACGAAATTCGTCATCCACATCGGAACGTTCCAAGATAGCGGCCGCCATCTTGTCGGTCTTGACATATCCAGCAATCATCGCTACATAAACGTCGAGCAATTCTTCATCTGTCATTTCAAAATCCCCCAAATCTGCTCCGGCGAACGAATGAGAAACCAGCCGTATGTATAGGTATCCTCTCGCTTCTTCACAAGCTCGACACCAATGAATTCGCCCATTCCACGAATTTGAAGCACCGCCTGAAATCCGAGTTCCGTCACTTCCTTATTTATGTAATTCGCTGTAGTGGAGCTTTGGCAAGTCTGTTTGAACTTCTTAACTCTTTTGCATCTACTCTCCAGCATCCGCTCGATTTTCTTAATCGTCTTCTTCGACGGGTTGCACATAAATATCACTCTCCATAAAATTTTCTCTCATTGAATTTCTTCTTATCGTTCAAAGCTCGTCCTATTGCCAAATCAATCCCTGCCCGCGACTTCAGATGATAAAACCACAAGTCCGTATACGGTGTGTTCAACCGGTCAATACGTCCCGAAGCCTGCTCCATGACCTTATAGGAGTAATTCTGAGAGTAAAATATAATGGTGTCTGTCTTGATGCAGTTCCAGCCTTCTGCCCCTGCATTGTACTGAACCAAATATACCCACTGCTTTCCTTCCGGAATCGGCTGATGCTTATGGCCATTCCATTGAGCAACTTCCACACCATTGTCGTATGGCAGGTTCATGAGAATATCCAGCTCATAGTCGAAGTTATAGAAGATGATGACTCTCGGATGTGTCATGCAAATATCAAGCACCTCTTGCTGCCGGGATTCATCCTCATTGACTACTCTCCGCAGGCTTGAACAGAACTCGCTTGCCGTTTCAATAGGCCGCCCTTCCCATGGATTCCACCGGCTCATACAAATATCTTTGTACTTGCGCTGGTCAAACCCCACATAGATGTTCTCATGATGAGGTATCGTTTTCCGCTCAAAGTCCATATCGACCAGAATCCGTTCCCGTAAGCGTATCAGCCTGCCGGTGTTCAAATATCTATCGATTTTGGGGTACTTTGAGAATCGACTATAAACCACGTGCTCATTATTGAACTGTGTCCGATTTTTATAGAACCCATTCGCAATGAACACCGGAATATAATCTGTCCAACAGTCGCCAGGAGTAGCACTCAGAAGAATCCAGTCGTTTTCCTTCGTAATACGCAAGAAATCTTTCACCCACGAGCCATTGCCCACAACACGCTGTTCATCGAATATGAAGAACGCGCGTTTGACGCCAATGTACTTGCCGATGTTGTTCCAAGAATCAATTACGACTTTGTGGTTGTAAAGGTCAAGACTCTCATCAGTAGACATGAAAAAGGGAGCAAGCTCTTCGTCCCACTCCCCTGTGTCACGTTTCCGTGCTGTTGTGATAATATAAAGGTCTTCGGGCTCAACCATCGGAACGTACTCTTCTGTGTTGAGCTTTCCATCGAACATCTGGTAATAAAATGCCAGCCCCGTTCTGCTTTTTCCGCTTCCCACCCCACCACACAGAATACAGCCCAACCTCATTTTCTGGACTGCTTCGAGCTGGTAGTCGTAAAGCTGAACACCCGCCATCAGAATAATCACCTCAATTCTTTATGCACATGAATGGCTTCAGGATAGCAATGATTCTCGTAGGCCAACAGGGCAATTGTAGCTTCCTCTTCATCTGCGCCCTCGCCAAATATTGTGTATGCAAATATCTCTTTGCCCTTGTAAGTGAAGACTTTCCATAACTGCCTCGGCTTCATAGCAGTGACCTCATGAAATTTTCACAACGGTTTCCTTACCGCCCTGATTGCCAGTAATAGCATCCGAAATGGAACCGTAAATCTTCTTGACGTTCTTCAGATTGTCGTTAAAATCCTCCAAAATATCTTCCATACTCTCCGCCAGCTGATTCTTGGCCTCATCTTTTACTTCTTCGCGCAGATCAGAAATATCAATCCGACCGAGCTGGTCCTTGATTTCCTTCTTTACGCTACCCTGCAGGGTTACATACTCCTTGTTGATGGCAGACTTGACCTGACGGGCTGTTTCAGCGTGAATATCCGTAATAGCTGCGTTAGTTGCCCGCTGGATTGCATAGTCAGTCCGGTTCACGACAGCCTTATCCACAGCATCCTTGATGATGTAATCAGGGATCTGGATGGCGGCATCATCTGCCAATCGGTCAATTTTGCAGTCAAGCTTCTTCGCAAGGGCATTCATCTTACAGCGAACCCCGATAGCGTAGCCTGCACCAACCAGACCGATAACCCATCCTGCTGTATTCATGTAGAACTCCATAGATTTTTTCATACTGATACTCCTTTATCTTAAATGTGTATTTTCGGACACTTGCAGGCCATACAGGATTCGAACCTGTCATGCTCGCCCTAGCGAATGACCCATATAAAAAGAGCCGCAGATTTCTCCACGGCTCCCGAAATTATTGCGATTACTGCTTCGGCTTCATACGCACAAAATATCTTTTACCATCCTCGTCTTCAATCAGACAGTAGCAGCGGCGAAACATCCTAGCATATTTCTCGATCATCTCATCCGAAAGAGAGCCAAAGTCATCTTCGGTCAGGCCTACAATCAGAAATGTACCAACCACATAGTCGTACATCTGAGCGTCAGCGTTATAGAGCGGCCGGTTGAACTCCAAACCCATGAGTTTACCCTCATCGTTGCAAATAAGAGCAACTTTGTCATCCCACGGGTAGGTTGCTTGAATCAGGCCGCCAACCTCTTTCTGCAGAGATTCCAGTGAACCATCAATTTCGATGACCTCCGGTCGGCACATCGGTTTGATACGCAATACTTTCATAATTCTTCTCCTTTATTAAAATATAAGTCTGAGCTGCTGCCTCTGAGAACGCCATTTGCGACGTGGGCACTCACCGGCTGGACCATTCAACGGAAGACTAACTCCTGCACTCAGAAATATCATTTAATAAATTTCGAGGTTTGCGACACGCTCATCAATGCGCTTCTGTTCGATGACATCCGGCGCAATGAAGCTGATGTTCACGATGTAGGACGGAATACCGTAGCTTTTCGCCGTGCGGTTCTCGATGATGCAGCCACGATAGCCCTGGTCCTCGTCATAGATGCCGATGAAGTAGTTAGCTTCAGACATTTTCTTGATGCTCTCACCGAGATACCAGAGAGCAGTGTTCGTGTTCTGCGGAGGATTGCCCTCGAAATAAGTCGGGATGACCTCCAGTTCTTCACCAAAGACTGCTTCCGCAATCTGGTGCATCTGCTCCATCGAGGCCTTTATAGCGGCTTCCGTGCGGTTGCGCATCGGACAGCTGATAAACAGTTTCTTCATGTGCGCCTCCTTAGAACGGCATATCGTTCGGATCGCTAGGCTCAGCCATCTCGCGCTGCTCGTACTTAGCAGCATACGGGTCGGCATCTGCATCCTGCTCCACATAGAGAATATCCGCATACAGGGTGTACTGGCCGGGGTTATTCCGGTTCTCGTACAGGTTGGCCTGCAGGTTCACGTTCTTCACACGGATGTAGTCCAGCTGGCTGATGTTCTCAGCGTTGCAGGCAACCTTGCGGCCGGTGGTAGTGATCCAGAACACCTGGGGAGGCCACTTGGAATCCATGTTGACCGTCACAGGAACGTAGAAGGTCGGGATGAACGGCTCATCGTAGGTATAGTTGGGGTTCGGCTTAGTCTGCTTGACGTTCAGCCCCATTTCGATGAGCTGCTGAGCCTGCTCCTGTGTGGGAATGACTACGTTCACACGCCGCCGAGACGAGCCGTAGCGGTCGCGATTCAGGTCGCCAGAGAAATTGGTGTCGAAAATAAACCGGGTATTATCAATATTTACCTTTGCTTTCATGATAGAAGCTCCTTTACTTATAATGCATTGTAGTTATTGAACGGCGTAGAGTGCTCAACATATTCGTCGATCAACCGGCAACCAGCTTTGACTCGGACTCCTCCGTCGGAATCTTTTGCTTCAGCCCGATATGCCATGCAGCCTTGTTCATAGCAGTCCATAAACTGACCTTTTTCATGTGCCGAATACTCGCTCTCGTACTTCTGAAATGGGCATTTCACCTTTACTCACCTCGTTCGGCCTTTGCGGCAGCCATATGGGCGAGTTCGTGTACGGTCTTTGTCGTAATCGCTGCAGCCTGGTTCAGACCGGCCATCATGTCCGAGATCGAACCAATAGAGCCAGGTTCCTTCTTTTTCTTTTTGGGGTACTGCTTGAAGACCTTATGGAACCGGTTATCATTGCCTGCCATCTTCTTGACAATGGCCATAGCAAGTCCCTTTTCTATGTCGAAAGTATCTTCCGGGCCGCACTTTACCACAGTCTTCGTGCCGTCAGACCACAAGACGACCGTTGCAGGATCATTGAAGATGACTTTGCGGATGCTGACACAACACATGCCAAACTTCACGATATCATTCTTCTCAGCACGTTCGGTGGACTGGCGGGAGTAGTCAATTGCCATCGCAGCATAAATAGCCCTGTCAATGTCAATTCCCAGATTGTTTGCCGACACCCTAATCACGTCTTTGTTAGGATTCCAGGGAAGTTTTTCCATTTATCTCACCTCATAATTTCTTGCAGCTTCTTCCTGAATATCGCCCCACGGCAAGCCAGGCTTCTGCCAAGGCGGCATTCCACCATCGTCCGATACGAACCATTCCAGGTCGCCGTACTGAGCAATAGTGTCCGCCGCCTCATCAACCATCTTGTCGAAATAAGAGCGGTCAATGCTATCCTCCAGATGAAGGTTATAGACCATCTCGCTTTCCAGCCAGCGGTAGTCTTTGGCACCAGTGACCGAATTGTATTTCGTCTCACCGTCGTCTCGGACACCTGCTTCACGCATCAGCAGTGCTCCGCCGCATCCGGGTTTGATAGGGCAGAATTGGCCAACGCGCCCCACGAAAATATAATTGTGCTCGTCTTCGGGCAGTGCCTCGTTCTTGTCGAGGTAGATTGCGCCCTTAGAAACCGACTTGGTTTCGCAAAGGTCGTTGAACACAATATCTTCGTGTGAGAAGAGCGTC